GACGAGTATGGAGTTCCAGTATTCACTACTCCTAGTGTCGACGTGTTTGCCCCAGACGGTGAATTAATAGATATAGGCGTAATAGATCATTGGCAAAATGAAGCCGAAGGTTTAAAAAATGATCAAGATGCTTTAAACGAATTTTATCGTCAGTTTCCAAGAACCGAAGAACACGCGTTTAGAGATGAAACAAAAAATAGTATATTTAACTTAGTGAAAATATACGAGCAAATAGATTACAATGAAGAAATGTCTAGAACACTAGGTGTAACTCAAGGTAATTTTCAATGGATTAATGGTGTTAAAGATTCAAACGTAATATTTTATCCAGATCCAAAAGGTAGGTTTAAAGTTAGTTGGGTTCCACCTCAACAGTTGCAAAATAGAGTGGTTTTGAAAAATGGTATTAAGTATCCTGGTAATGAACACATGGGAGCGTTTGGTTGCGACTCTTATGATATATCAGGAACCGTAGATGGAAAAGGATCTAAAGGAGCATTACACGGCTTAACCAGGTTTAGTATGGAGGACGCTCCTGCGAACAGCTTTTTTTTAGAATACTTATCAAGACCACCTACGGCAGAAATATTTTTTGAAGACGTATTAATGGCATTAGTTTTTTATGGTATGCCAATATTAGCAGAAAATAACAAACCTAGATTATTATACTATTTAAGGCGTAGAGGTTACAGAGGTTATAGTATGAACAGGCCAGATAAAGTTTGGAATAAATTATCTACAGCTGAAAAAGAAATAGGTGGTATACCAAACTCAAGCGAAGATATAAAACAAGCTCATGCGGCTGCTATTGAAATGTATATTCAAGATCACGTTGGTATGAAACAAGATGGTAGTTTTGGAGACTTGTATTTTAATGATTTACTAAACGATTGGGCTAAATTTGATATAAACAAAAGAACAAAGTTTGACGCTTCTATAAGTAGCGGTTTAGCTATAATGGCGAATAATAGACATTTGTACAGACCTAATGTAGCTATTGAAAAACCAAAGATAAATATAAACATATCCAGATATAATAACGCTGGAACAAATTCACAAATAATAAAGTAATATGTCATATTCTGTTAACAGTTATTTTCCTAGTCAGACAGTTAGTGATGCTGAAAAGTTGAGTTATGATTATGGTTTAAGAGTAGCTAAAGCTATAGAAAAAGAGTGGTTTAGTGATAACTATAGTAATAACTATAAAAATAGTAGGTATAGAAATAACTATATTAATTTCCACAATTTAAGACTATACGCAAGAGGCGAGCAATCAATACAAAAGTATAAAGATGAATTATCTATAAATGGTGATTTGTCTTATTTAAATTTAGACTGGACACCAGTACCTATAATACCTAAGTTTGTAGATATTGTAGTCAACGGTATAGCTGAAAGAACATATGATATAAAAGCTTTTTCTCAATCACCAAATGGTGTTGAACAAAGAACTAAATATATGGATACTGTTCTTCGTGACATGCGTATGCAAGATTTTGACGAGGAAACTATAAATGAGTTAGGCGTAGATTTAAAAGAAAGTAATTTAGAAGAGTTGCCTACTACAGATGAAGAGTTAGGTTTGCACATGCAGTTAACTTATAAACAAGCTGTAGAGTTAGCAGAGGAACAAGCTATTAATGTTTTATTTGAAGGTAATAATTACGAATTAACTAAAAAACGTTTTTATTATGATTTAACAGTTTTAGGTATTGGTTGTGTTAAAACAGATTTCACTACTTCTGAAGGTATAACTGTTAACTATGTTGACCCTGCTGATATTGTTTACTCTTATACTGACTCACCTTATTTTGATGATATATACTACGTTGGTGAGGTTAAAGATATACCTATAAACGAACTAGCAAAACAATTTCCACATTTAACAGAGTCTGACTTAGAAGAGATAATGCAAAGTAAACTATCTCAAAAAAACAATAGTAAAACAAGATACAGTTCAGAAAAAGAAGATATAAACAAAGTTCAAGTTTTATATTTTAATTTTAAAACATATATGAATGAAGTTTATAAAGTTAAAGAAACTGGTAGTGGTTCTGAAAAAGCTATTGAAAAAACTGATCAATTTAATCCACCAGAAAACAAAGAAGGTAATTTTACAAGATTACAAAGAGCTATAGAGGTTTTATATGAAGGTGCTTTAATACTAGGCACTGAAAGGCTTTTAAAATGGGAAATGGCTAAAAACATGGTAAGACCTAAAAGCGATTACACTAAGGTTAAAATGAATTACTCTATAGTGGCTCCTCGTATGTACGATGGAAAAATAGATTCTTTAGTTAAACGTATAACGGGTTTTGCTGATATGATACAGTTAACCCACTTAAAACTACAGCAAGTAATGTCACGTATGGTGCCAGACGGTGTTTATTTAGACGCTGATGGTTTAGCTGAAGTTGATTTAGGTAACGGTACAAATTACAATCCGCAAGAAGCTTTAAATATGTTTTTCCAAACAGGTAGTGTGATTGGTAGGTCATTTACATCTGATGGAGATATGAATCCTGGTAAAGTGCCAATACAAGAAATAACAAGTGGTAGTGGTGGTAATAAAATGCAAGCATTAATAGGTAATTATAATTATTACTTGCAAATGATAAGAGATGTAACCGGATTAAACGAAGCTAGAGACGGCAGTATGCCAGATAAAAATGCTTTAGTAGGTGTACAAAAGTTAGCTGCAGCAAATAGTAATACTGCAACAAGACATATATTACAAGCTGGTTTGTTTTTAACAGCTCAAACAGCAGAGTGTTTATCGTTAAGAATATCTGATGTTATTGAATATTCACCAACAAAAGAAGCTTTTATACAAGCTATAGGAGCACATAACGTTGCTACGTTAGAAGAAATGTCTAATTTACATCTTTATGATTTTGGTATATTTATACAACTACAACCAGACGAAGAAGAAAAAGCTAGACTTGAAAATAATATACAAATGGCTTTGCAACAACAAAATATAGAATTAGAAGATGCTATAGATTTAAGAGAGATAAAAAATGTAAAACTAGCAAATCAACTTTTAAAAATACGTAGAAAAAAGAAACAAGAAAAAGATAGAAAGTTACAGCTAGAAAACATACAAGCTCAGTCACAGTCTAATGCTCAAGCAGCTCAAACCGCCGCTCAAATAGAAATGAATAAAGAAAGAACTATTAATGCTGGTAAAATACAGTTGATGCAAGCAGAAGCAGAGCTTGAAGGACAAAAAATGCAACAAGAAGTTGAAATGAAAAAACAACTTATGGAGCTAGAGTTTAATTACAACATGAAACTTAAATCTATAGAAACAGAAGGTTTACAACAAAGAGAAAAAATAAAAGAAGATAGAAAAGACGAAAGAACAAAGATACAAGCTACTCAACAAAGTGAAATGATAGAGCAGAGAAAAAGTGGAAAACCACCTAAAAAATTTGAATCTTCAGGTAATGATATACTAGGAGGTGGATTTGATTTAGGAGCGTTTGACCCTAAATAAAAATTATTAATTATTATTATATTATATTATGGAAGAAAAAAATGAAAGTTGAAGAAACTAAAAAACCAAACGTTAATGAAAACGGCGATTACGTTGTTAATTTAGATAAACCAATAGAAAATGAAACTACAGAAAATACTAATGACCAAGCAGGAGTCGTTGAGGATGTTAAATCCGAGGACACCGGGACCGCACAGAAACAAGAAGAAGTACAACAGGAAACAGAAACACAAGAAGCTCCAGTATTAGAAGAAATAACAGAAGAATCAACAGGAGAAGAAGTTGCTGAAGTAGAAGAAAAAATTGAAGAAGCTGTTGCTGAAGCTGAAGCAACAGGTAAACCTTTACCAGAAAATATACAAAAGTTAGTAGATTTTATGGAAGAAACTGGAGGTGATATTAGTGATTATGTTAAGCTTAATCAAGATTATAACAAATTAAGCGATACAGAGGTTTTATTAGAATACTATAAACAAACAAAACCACATTTAAGTTTAGAAGAAATAAGTTTTCTTATGGAAGATTCTTTTTCTTACAATGAAGACGAAGATGAAGAAATAGATATAAAAAGAAAAAAACTAGCGTTAAAAGAGCAAGTTGCCAGCGCTAGAAGCCACTTGGACGGGCAAAAGTCCAAATACTATGAAGAAATCAAAGCTGGAAGTAAACTTACAAAAGAACAACAAAAAGCTGTAGATTTTTTTAATAGATACAACAAAGAATCAGAGGCTACAAAAAAGGCTGTTGACGCTAACAGTAAAATATTTGAGCAAAAAACAAATAATCTTTTTAACAACAAATTCAAAGGTTTTGAATATAATATTGGTGATAAAAAGTTTAGGTTTAATGTTAAAGATGTTGAAAGCGTTAAAAAAACACAAAGCGATTCTAATAATTTTATGGCAAAGTTTGTTGATAAAAATTTCGCTTTAACGGATGCTAAAGGGTATCACAAGTCTTTATTTACAGCTATGAATGCCGATGCTGTTGCTAATCATTTTTATGAACAAGGTAAAGCAGATGCTTTAAAAGAAAGTATAGCTAAATCTAAAAACATAAGTATGGATCCAAGAAAATCTCAAGGTACAATTGAGGCTGGTGGAATAAAAGTAAAAGTATTAGGTGATAATTCTTCTGATTTTAAGTTTAAAATTAAAAACAATAAATAACAATTTAAAATTACAAAATTATGGCAATTACAGGAGGTGATAATTTGAATAGCGTACCGTCTGCACAAAGACAAGTACTAAATACAAATTATCTAGATCTTTCAACCAATGCTGGTTGGGGACAACAATACGTGCCAGATTTGATGGAAAAAGAAGCTGATGTTTTTGGTTCAAGAACAATATCTGGTTTCCTTGCTCAAATCGGTGCAGAAGAGGCTATGACAGCTGATCAAGTTATCTGGTCTGAACAATCAAGACTACATTTATCTTACAAAGGTACTGTAGATGTTAATGGTGATATTAGTGGTGGTGACAACAAAGGTTTATTTACTGTTGTTTCTGACATTGATGGTAACACTAACGGTGTAAACGGTTTTGCTGTTGCAGACCATGGTGTTAGAGTAAACGATGTTGTTTTATTAGCTTATAACAACACAATTTGTAGAGCAATTGTTTCTGAGGTTGCAGCTGGAACTAATGGTCAAGTTGAGTTACGTGCTTTTGGTAGTGACTTATTACCTGGTTCTGATGCTACTGGAACTGATGCTACTTTATTAGTTATAGGTTCTGAGTTTGCTAAAGGTGTTGACTATGGAAACATAGGAAGCTTAGCATCTACAAGAACTTCTAACGAGCCAACTTTTAAAACTTTTACTAACAAACCTATAATCATAAAAGATTACTACAGTATATCTGGATCTGATGCTTCAAGAATAGGTTGGGTTGAAGTTTCTACTGAAGGTGGTCAAGGTGGTTACCTATGGTATTTAAAAGCTGAGTCTGAAACAAGATTACGTTTTGCTGATTACTTAGAAATGATGATGCTTGAAAGTATTAAAGGTGTACCTGGTACTGATAACGTTGATAACTTATTAGGAGTACCTGGTTCTAACACTGGCGCTACTGGTACTCAAGGTTTGTTTGATGCTATTGAAGATAGAGGTAATATAACTACTGGTGTTACTGGTGTTAACGCTGCTACTGATTTAGCAGAGTTTGATGCTATTTTAGCTGAGTTTGACAGCCAAGGTGCTATTGAAGAAAATATGATGTTTGTTAATAGATCTACTAGTTTAGCTATTGACGATATGTTAGCTTCAATGAACTCTTACGGTGCTGGTGGTACATCTTACGGTGTATTTAACAACTCTGAAGATATGGCATTAAATTTAGGTTTCTCTGGTTTCAGAAGAGGTTCTTACGACTTCTACAAGTCTGACTTTAGATACTTAAACGACAAAGCTACTAGAGGTGGTATAAATACTGCTGCTGGTACTGAAGCTATCAGAGGAGTTATAATTCCTGCTGGTACATCATCTGTTTACGATGGTACTGTAGGTTCTAACATTAAGCGTCCTTTCTTACACGTTAGATATAGAGCTTCACAAACTGATGACCGAAGAATGAAAACTTGGGTTACTGGTTCTGTTGGTGCTGCTACATCTGCTTTAGACGTGATGGAATTACACATGCTTTCTGAAAGATGTTTAATTACTCAAGGTGCTAACAACTTTATGTTAATGAAGTAAGCATTTATTTTTAAAAGTCCGGGGCTTCGGCCTCGGCCTTTTATTTTATTAATTTTATTATATATTATATTATGGCAAAAAAAGAAACAAAACAAAAGGTAGAGGTACCTGTTGTTGAAACACCAGTTGTTGAAACACCAAAACCTAAAAAAGTTGAAAATAAAAAACCTAAGTGGGAAATAAAAGATAGAGTTTATTATTTAACAAAAGAAAGAAGGCCTTTATCTTACCAAATTAGATCTGCTAATTTATATTGGTTTGACGAAGAAAAAGGTTACGAGAGAGAAATAAAATACTGTAAAAATCAAACCACGCCGTTTGTAGATGAAATGAAAGGTGATCAAAGATTAGAGCATATAGTTTTTAGAAACGGAACTTTATTTGTACCTAAAAACGAAACAGTATTACAAAAGTTTTTATCTTTATACCACCCACATAGAGACACTTTGTTTTATGAGTGGAAACCAGAGGTTAACGCTGCTAATGAAATAGAAGTGTTAGAGCTAGAAGCAGATGCAATAGTTATAGCTAGAGAGATGGATATTGATTTAGCAGAAGCTATTATGCGTGTAGAAAAAGGTTCTCAAGTATCTAAGATGAGTTCTAAAGAGCTTAAAAGAGATTTACTAGTATTTGCTCGTAATAATCCAGCTTTGTTCTTAGAATTAGCTTCTGATGATAATGTTCAACTTAGAAACTTTGGTATTAAAGCAACTGAACTTGGAATTATTAGATTATCAAACGATCAAAGAACTTTTACTTGGGGTTCTAATGATAGAAAGTTAATGAACGTTCCTTTTGATGAACATCCATATACAGCTTTAGCCGCTTGGTTTAAAACTGATGAAGGTATGGAAATATATGCAAATATAGAAAAAAGATTAAACAATTAATCAAACTGTAGAGGTAGTCGCCCTGCGGGGCGATTACAACTACAATACAAAAAAATATGATAGGAATAGATGACGTATATCAAAAAGTTTTAGCATTAGCTAATAAAGAACAAAGAGGTTATGTGACACCGCAAGAATTTAATCTTTTTGCTGATCATGCTCAAATGGATATATTTAGACAATATTTTTATATACTAGATAGAGCTTTAAAAACAATACCTAATAACACTGGTTATGCTGATACTGTTAAAATGGTTGAAGAAAAAATATCTATGTTTGAAAAAATTAATGTAGAATCATCAATAGTAGATGAGAACGGTAGTGTTTTGATTCCTGATTCTACTAATTTTTATAGATTAACAATGGTTGGTGTTGAGTATCATGGTTCTGAGCATATTGCGCAAGCTTCAGAAGTACCACTTAAAGAGCTATTACAATATGCTGATTCAAGCTTAATACACAACATATCTAAACATTATCCTTATTATTCTAGATTTTCTGGTAGCTCAGATCAATTACGTATTAAGGTGTATCCTTTTCCTGAGTTTAATGGAGATGACGTTGTTTATACTAGTTATGTAAGAATACCTAAAAAACCTAACTGGACTTATTTAATGTCTGGTGAAAATGCTTTATATAATAGCTCAGCTTCTGATCACCAAGACTTTGAACTACATCCTTCCGAAGAAACAAACTTAGTAATAAAAATTTTACAATTAGCAGGTATAAATATTAAAGATGGTAGTTTAGTTCAACTAGCAACACAAGAAGAAGTTAAAAAAATACAACAAGAAAACTAAGAAAATATGCCAACACACTATGGCTCCGGAGGAGGAGCACACGCAAGTACTCAACAAACTGGTTGGAAAAAAGGAGATCCACAAATATCTTATTATCAAGGTAATTCTTTTGGTCATTATCAGTTTTTAAGTTTAGAAGATATAGTAAATCAATTTATGATTTCATACGTTGGTGAAGGTAAAGTTATACCAAGCGCTAAAAAAATAGATGTTGCTTTTCATGCTCATAGAGCTTTACAAGAATTATCTTTTGACACGTTAAAGTCTTTTAAGAGTCAACAAATAGATTTACCACCAAGTTTAGTTATGCCTTTACCACATGATTATGTTAATTATACTAAGTTAACAGCTGTTGACGGTGCCGGTATAAAACATCCTTTATATCCTACTAAACACACTAGCAATCCTTTTCAAATAAAACAACACAGTACAGGTGAATATTTCTTTGGTGAGTTAGGTCAATATTTAGATCAAACAAACCTTATACAAAACCCTGATTATAGTATACTTGGAGCTGCTTGGCAAGTTTCCAACCCAGGTAGATCAGGTGCTTGGGATAGTTGGGAACAAACAACTGGTAATCCTCCAAAGTTTAGAATTTCTTTTGTAGAAGATATTATAGTAGTAAACAATGAGCAGCTTCAATTTAAACATCTTTGGCAAAACGGTTTTGGTGTTGTTGGTTCTAGTAGGGCTTATGCTGCTTGGCAACTCTTAGATGTTAGTTCAGAAAACTTTGTAGATTTAAGGGCTTTTGCTGGTTCAGGAGCGCAACAAACTGATAGTAGTGGAACACTGCTATGTGATTTTGGTGTTATAAGAGTTGGTCTTACTACTGTAAATCCAGATGTTGGTTGGCTTAACACACATACAACGCCAGTTTTAAAATCGGCTTACGCTTCGGCTCCTGGCGGGCCTAATATGTCTCCTAACTTTAATACTTCTAATTATGATGTTATAGCTCCTTCTGGATCTCCCGCTTACTTAGAATGGTCAGATGGTACTAGTAGTCAAAAAGAAATATTAGAGATAGATGTAAGTAATATTGACCAAGTTTGGGTGTATGTACAAAGTTTTTCTCCTTGGACTTCTGACGCTATAACAACTTTAGATACTTACGATCATGACAACGATCCAGCTACGCCTAACATACCGTTTCCTAATTTTGGCTCTTTAGTTCAACCTACACCTTTAACATCTACAAACAATACACATCAAGTAAACTTTGTAGATTTAGTTGAGGTTGTAACAGAAGGTCAAAATCCTAATTTATCAGAAAATAGCACGGATAAAAATTCAACAACATGGAATAAATATAAATCTCACAATCCTAGCGAAAACGATGTTCAAGATTATAGAGATTACGAAAACCATATTTATTGGCCTAACGAAGGTGAAAGATACGGTATTGATCCAGCTCATGCGCAGACAAACGGTAGCTTTTACATAGATGATAGAGTCGGTAGAATACATTTTAGTTCTAATATTTCAGGAAAAACTGTGATATTAGATTATATAAGCGATAGTCTTGGTACTGATCAAGAAACAACAGTTCATAAATTTGCTGAAGAAGCTATGTATAAATCTATAGCTTATGCTATTGTTTCTTCATCTGCTTTTGGACAGCAATTTGTACCTAGATTTAAAAAAGAAAGATTTGCTGCTGTAAGACAAGCTAAGCTAAGATTATCAAATATTAAATTAGAAGAAATAACTCAAATTTTAAGAGGTAAATCAAAACATATAAAACACTAATTAATGCCAGAAGTTAAAAATAATTTTACCGGTGGCAAAATGAATAAAGACCTTGATGAAAGGTTAGTGCCAAACGGACAATATAGAGACGCTATGAACGTTGAGGTTTCTACTTCTGAAAGCTCTAACGTAGGTGTTATTGAAAACATATTAGGTAATAAAAGAGTAGAAGATTTAGTTGGGTCTGAGTTTACTTGTGTTGGTAGTATTACTGACGAAAAAACAAATAAATTATATTGGTTTATATCTAGGTACGACAAAGACGTAATACTAGAGTATGATATAGATAATGATGTAACATCACCTGTTGTTGTAGATTTAAAAGCAGGTACACAAAAAGCTGTATTAAAATTTTTTGGTAATATTATAACTGGTATAAATATAATTGATAATCTTTTATTTTGGTCAGACGGAAAAGGTGAACCTAAAAAAATAAATATAGACACCTGTAAACAAGGTACGCCTAACATAGACACTCATACTCAAATAAGTTTTAGTAATAATAGTTTTACAGGTTTAGCTGCAGAATATGTTTGGCCAAGTAAAATGCCTAATTTCACTGGTACTACTGGTTTTCCAGATGCTTCTACATCTGACCAATCTGGTCTTAACGAAGAAAACCATCCACCATTTGTTTCTCTTAAAGATAGAGTAAAAGTTGGTAAATATATTGTTTTTGAAAGAAGAAGATTAGCAGCTATTTTTGGTATTCCTTTTGAATCTTTAATAGATCCATTTGGACAAATTAGAGACGCTAATAATCAATACATAGATGCTTCACAATCTACGGATGCTCCTGGTAATTTAATAAACTCTGGCACTGGTACAAATTCTTTTGGTAATGCAGATCAGCCAAACAACGGTTATGTAAGAGAAATAAGACATTATAGAGAAAACGAATTTCTTGGTAAAAAAGAAATAAGAATTTGGGATAATGGAAATGGTACTCATTTACGATATAACAACAACGCAACTGATTTTGATTTTAAAGTTGGAGACGTTGTGTTTGGTAATAATATTAAAATAGATATAGAAGAAAAACATATTACGGTAATAAAACCAAAACCAACAAAAACTCTTAAGGTAAATATAAATTATCAAGAAAATACATCTGCTGTAAACAAAATACCTAATTTATTTGAAACTAAATTTCCTAGATTTTCTTATAGATATAAATATCAAGATGGTGAGTTTTCACCTATGGCACCGTTTACCGCGCCTGTGTTTAACCCTCAATACACAAAAGACACTACTAAATCTTTAGACGCTAGTGTTTTATACAATCCAGACAACGCTTACGATATAAAAGAGCCGCATAACAAGGCTATGGTTAATTCTATACAATCCGTAGATTTAAGTAATTTTATAACGATAGACACGCCTGAAGATGTAGTTGAAGTTGATATACTATATAAACAAGAAGATTCACCTGTTGTTTATTCTATAGCTACAATAAAACATACTGATTTTGAGTGGCACGCTTCATTAAATTACGAAAATAAAAATTTAATAGAAAGAGGTGTTCCAAGATATTCAACTAATATTACTTCGAGTAATATAAGATCACATATGCCAGCTGCGCATGGTGACTTAACATCTGGTAAGTATACAGTTACTACAGAAAATATATACGCCGCTTTACCAGCTAACCAATTGCTTAGACCTTGGGATAACGTACCTTTAAAAGCAAAAGCACAAGAAGTTGTTGGTAATAGAATAGTATATGGTAATTATATACAAAACTATACTATAGGTAGTAAACCAAAAGTTTTTGTAAGTTATAGAAATAGAAAAAAGATGTTAAGTGATTTTGATTCTAAAGGTTTACCTTCTATAAAGTCACAAAGAAACTATCAAGTAGGTGTTGTTTACATAGATGAATTTGGTAGAGAAACACCTGTTTTTACTTCTAATACTGGAGCTACTTATATTCCTTGGGAAAATGAAAGAGGAGATAAAAATGCTAGTAAAAGCAATCAACTAGTTGCTTCTGCTGTAAATAATTTTCCTGACTGGGTAGAATATATTAAGTTTTTTGTAAAAGAAAACTCAGGTGAGTATTATAATTTAGCTATGCAAAGAGCTTGGACAGCTAAGAGTATTTATGAATTAGATAATGAAGAAGGTCATTTGTGGCTTTCATTTCCTTCTTCAGATAGAAATAAAATATCAGAAGAAGATTATATAATTTTAAAAAAGAAAATAGGTGCTAATGAAAATCAAATTACTTTTGAAAACAAGTTTAAAGTAATTGATATAAAAAATGAAGCGCCAGATGCTATAAAACATAAATTAGTTAATTTAGGAACAGTTGCTAATGACTCTAACAATACTCTTACTCAGGACGACACTCCTATTTTAAAGTTTTTCCAAAGAGATAATTTTAGGATAGATAAAATAGGTAATGATACTCTTCAATTAAGTATCCTTCGTTGGACGAGTGAAAATGGTCAATATACATCTGCAAGACCAAGATTAGCTAAAGATATTAATCCAGATACTGCTGATATATATACAGATTTGTATTTCTCTTGGTTTAGACTTGCTGATGATGGTACAGTAACAGCTTCTTCTAAATACAAAGGTGCGGGTGGTTGGGTAGGATCTAATGGTTATGTTATTAAGTTAGAAAGACCTATTGAAGAAGTAGATGCTGATATAGCTCACGTGAGTGGTAATGCCGCTGATAGCACAAGCGAGGCAAACTTACATGCAGATTTAGTTTTTCAAGTAGAAAGAAAAGAAGAAAGACAAGAAAATTTTTCAGGTCAGTTTTTTGTTAAAATATCTAAAAACCAAATAACACAAAATATTACTGAAGGTAACGAGTTGCAAGAATTAAATCAATATCAAGTTAAAGCAAAATCAGGGGCTTGGTATTGGCAAGATGATCCTGGTCAAAGTACTCTTACCAACGCTAATAACCCTCATCATTTTGGTAGTGGCGCTCCTTATGGTGCTACTAATTATTTTGGTTTTTACCATGCAACAAAACAGTCTAACAATGACATACAACAAGCTGGTGGTGGAAATACCAATGTAAACGGTCTTGGTGGTACTGCTAGATTAACAGACTGGCATGTAATGTGGGAAAATGTTTTAGCAGAATTAAATAATGACACAAAAAGACCTAGATTTTTTGTAGATGCTATGCATATCGCTTCTGGTCAAAGTAATCATAGTAACTATGCTAAGTTTAATTGTATTAATTGGTCTGGTTTTACAACTCAACATTATCAACCGCCTGGTTTTTCATTTGGAGATGCTTCTGGTAAAGAGTCTTGCTGGTCTTATCCTCCTGTAAAAAAATGGTGGACTGAAATAACAGAAAACGAGTTAGAAGCAACAAAAGGAAAATCTTTTATGAGTGGTGGTGCTGGTTATTATCAGAGTGGACAATATTTTTCAAATTCTTCTACTGTTTTTACGCAAGCTGGATCTGATCCTAATCAAGGTATAATAACAACATCTCATTTGTTTGATACTGTAGATAACTGGACTTACGAAGACGATAATGGTAACAATAAAGGTTTACAAATAGATGGTTTTGTTGGTGCTAATCAACATGTTGGTAGATTAACTTTGTTTGGTAACGAAGCAGCAAACCATATAAATTGCTTAGAAGGTTTTGTAACAACTAACGATTACCACGCTGTAGGTCCTAGAAGATGGTTAAGTGGTATGAACGGTGAAGATAGAGGTGTTGGTAAAGATACTAAAACTTATTCTGAAAATAAAGAAACAGGTAAACACTTTATGCACTTGTCGTTTTTTGCTCCAGGTAGAAATTTACATAATAACACTTGGAGTCTTAGTAATCCAATGCTTTATGGAGAAGATACTATAATGGACAATTTACAAGGTATATGGGGTGGTGGTGTGTTTACTGGACGTAGAGCTGCTGATAAGTTTGGTAGCGATAGTAGTCACGCAAATAAACATTACCATCTAGCTATGGAAGGTAACTATGCCAACGGTAGTGATAATACTTATAAAGTTTATAAAGAGCCGCCTGGCCCTGGCGTTGGTTACGGTTATAATTTAGAATACAGAGAGCTACACGAGAGACAGTGGGATCCAACGTTTAATGAAAACGGAGATCCAGATAATAAAATTAGAGATTTTATTAGAAATATATATCCAGGAGCTAAATTTAGATTTAATTATACTACACCTGGAGCTGCTGGTGCTACCGCACATGAAGATACAGAAAATGTATACACTATAAAAAAAGTGCAAATTAAAAAACTTTATAATCACACTAATTGGAGATCTCATTATAATATATACTGGAATGGAAACGGTGGTTATAAATATGATTATGATGATACTCATATGGGTAGTGCTTATTCTACTGTTGAAGATTTTGCTTTAAAATTTTTAGACTCTATAGATAAAGACGGTGACTACAACGAAGCAGTTGGCCTTACTGATAAAGACTCTGCAGCGAATAATTATGGTGTAAGTAAATTAGAAGATTTAAAGAAAAAAATAGTTGATTTTGGAGCTGCTCACAATAGAAGACTATGTTATATTATAGAGCTTGACAAAAACCCTACACAATCTAGTTATAATCCAGTAGATAATAGTATAAATAACAAAGATGCTATGTCTGGTGATTTAGATAGTGATAACTTTACTGATATAGAGTTTTTAGAGCCTATTCAAGATTTAATTTTAAGTGATTTAAATAAGTTTCCAGCTATATGGGAATTAAGTCCTAAAAAACAAAAAGCTGATTTAGATATATATCATGAGGCTAGTGACAGCATACCTATTAGAATAAACAAACATACTAATAGTTTATTTGCTCCGAAAGGTTGTAAAGTTGAATTATTAAACGTACCTTCTAATCAAGAAGATGATAATGTTTATCTAGTAGAGTGGGATAATAATATAGCTACGTTTGAGCCTGGTTTTATAGCTGGTGACGGTACAAATGAAATAGATTATACTAATTATCAAGTAAAATTTATTAGAGAAGATGGCAGTTATACAATAGCTGAGCTAGGACAACAAAATTTAACAGGTTCTGTTTCTGGTTTTAAAACTAATTTTATATTTAAACCTAATATTTCTTCTACACAAATAGAAGTTGGTTTACCTTGGTTTAATTGTTTTTCTTTTGGTAATGGATTAGAATCTAATAGAATTAGAGATGATTTTAATGAGATGTTTATTACTAATGGTCCTAAAGTTTCTAGTATTACACAAGAAACTTATCAGCAAGAGTCTAGATCTAGTGGTTTAATATTTTCCGGATTATATAATTCTAACTCTGGTGTTAATGATTTGAATCAGTTTATAATGGCTGAAAAGATTACTAAAGATTTAAATCCAACTTATGGTAGTATACAAAAACTTTTTACTAGAAATACAGATTTAGTTGCCTTTTGTGAAGATAAAGTTATTAAAATATTAGCTAATAAAGATGCCGTATTTAACGCGGACGGAAACGCTCAATTAACAGCAAACGAAAACGTTTTAGGTCAAACAGTGCCTTTTGTTGGAGAGTATGGTATTGCTAAAAATCCAGAGTCTTTTGCTTCAGAATCATACAGAGCTTATTTTACAGACTCACAAAGAGGTGCTGTATTAAGATTATCTATGGACGGTATAACACCTATATCAAAAACAGGTATGCACGATTGGTTTAGAGATAATTTAAAAAATAACGTTTCTTTAATAGGTAGTTATGATAGTTATAAAGAAAATTATAATTTAACATTTTCTAACACTTATACTGAAAACATAGTGTTTAACACGTATTTTCAATTAGGTGCAGAAAGCACACCAATAGATACTTCTGTTTTAAGTTATATTACAAATGGAGGTGTTAACGTTGGTGGTAGTTACGGTCATAGTTACAACACAAAAGACATAAACACTGATCCTGTTTACAGTTTTCCTGTAGATGAAAGTTTTAGAAGAACTATAACCGTAAGAAATCATCCAGCCATACCAGTCGGTCATTTTCAACAAGAACAAAACGGCTCTGGAACAGCTCCAGCAGCAGTAATAGCTACTGCAACTACAGCGACAGTAGGTGCTACCGCTGCTGTACCTTTTGCTGAAGCAACATATTCTAATGTAGATGATAGTTTATTTTTAGCAAGACCTTCAACTACATCTAATGATTTATTTGGTCCTACTGCAGCAAATTCATATAATTTATACTCTTCTGTTGAAGTTGACAGCGGAGCCCATAGAGCTAAAATAACTAGGATGTGTGGACCTCTTGATACTGCTTCTGTTTCTGTTATAGATGAAAGCAACCCAAGCAGTAACCCTTATTTTGCAAATCCTTTTGGTAACACTAGTGTAAGCTGGCCTGCTACATCGACAAATAGTAATAATCCAACTACTGAAATTACCGCTATACAAAGTTATCCTATGACTTACTCGCAGTATAATGGTAACGATTATTATGACGAAGTTACTGGTCAAATAACTAGAGCAGCAAATAATGGGCATATTACTTTTGACAGAACTCACAAAGATAGTAGAGTTATTTTTACAGAACTTGCTAGATCAGGACAATTAAGTCAAGGTGGTACTAACGCTACTTATTACAACGCTGCTTATCCGGGTTCTCCAAGTCCAACAGCTAACAGTGTTGGTATTTATAATAACAGTATATATAACGGTGACGAAATACATATTCAAGTTAGGATTAAATGTTATAAAGAATATATGGTTAGTGGACACACAGTCTCTTCTCTTTATGGTATGAATAGAATAGAACCTGTAATTGAACTTGTAGACGGACTTAATGCTGATGGTACGCCAAACTATATTTCTCCCGATATAGTTCAATATATGGTTTCACCAGGAAGTGCATCGTCATTGTATGAGACAGATCCCGCTATAAATCCTTACACTAAATATCACAGCATGCCACACTCAGGTGTTGGTTTAGCTACTTGGACTGGTTATATTTCTAGTTCAGCTTCTGCTGCTTACGCTGATGAAACAGGGGTAACATACAATGGATTTGATGCTGCGTCAAATATTAGCAATATTACTAATGTTTTTGGTAATTCTTGGAGTGGAATATCAAACCACTGGCATCATATACATACTTTTGCAAATGGTGGTCCTTTCGTATTTCCACGTACAAGTTATATAGATAACGCCACTGATGATCTTTCTCATGCGCATTCTCAGAGTCAGTTAACTAGTTACGATCTAGTTGTTGGTGTTAGTTATAAGTTTAGAGATCCTAACCAACAAAACGCTGATGGTAGTCATAATGGTACTGGTGATGGTATTGAAGAAGTACAATTAATACAAGATCTTGGTATAGCTATAGGAAATGATTATCAAACAAGCTATAATATTGGTTATCAATTAGGTAGCTCTGGTATATACCCAATGAGTAGACCTATATTTCAAGTTAAAGACGTAAGAGTTGTTAAAGGTTACTCTGTTCAAGCACCTCACACTGATTTTGTTCCCGCAAATCCTGGTGTTCAAGTTACTACTTATGATGACCCAACAACAGGCGCTATAGAAACATATACAGAAGCCGAAGTACTTGCTGGTGGTGGAGTTTGGGATCCAACTGTTAACGGTGGAGCTGGTGGTTATGTTTTAAATCAAGCTGGTACTGGTCCTGGTGCTAACTTACAATCAATAAACAATTACATTAACAGCCCAAGTGGTGGTTCTTATTACCATCCTAACATACCAGATGTAGCAGTTCCAGCTTGGGTTGAAGTTATACACGGTGACACGAACTGGGATTTTAATATTGGAAGTATTCCACTTAGTGCAAATTTTGGTGCATACCACGCTTTTAATCAAGCTGTCATGTTTGGTAATGCTAGAGGCGGTACCACTGTTTCAGCAACAAAAGCAGCGCCAGGTGATTCAACAAATAGTTATACTGGACCTGTTGTTAGTTGGAAAACACCAGGCGCAGATCCAGGTGGTCAAAATCCTCAAGAAGGTAATTATGGTAATTCAGCTGGTGTTTTTGATAAAATAATATTAGATAAGTTTGGCGTTAGTCATAACCCACCACCACCTGGTGATATAGGTGTTCCTGGTGGTAACGGTCCAAATGGAGATGGCGCTGTGCCAGGTGAAAAAATATATACAGACCTTGCTTCTCCATGGTGGAGAATTATACATACTAATCAAAATCAAGGTAGCTATGGTATTTCTTACGACCATACTGGTAGTCCTCTTGAAACTGGAGAATGGTATTTAGTTGATATAGAGCTAGACCCTACTCATCACCCTAGTATTAACGTTAGTCCTTCTAATGGAGGTACTGGACCAGTAGTGGGATCTTATACTTCTGGTGGAAACTTACAAGATGGTCATATAGCTATTAGAGGTGTAAACGGCTCTTCATTAACACAGAACCAAGATTTATCTACAATAGGTGGTTTTGGTACTAATGTAGGTGGTAATACTGATGAGCATGCTAGTTGTAGACTTCATTATAGAACGGAGTATGGTACAGATCAGTGGGTTTATAGAGCGGTATTTAAAATAGAATCTGACTCTTGGGTAAATACTACAACATCATCAACTCTTGGTGCTGAAAACATTAATATACGTTTTTATAATTTTATAAATAACGATATAAGAGTTAGAAGTATAATAGTTAAAAAAGTAAGTTATGTTAACGGTTTAGGAACAGCTACTAACTGGTTAAGAGGCATTTACGATGGTAATGGTGATAGGCATATTCAGATAAACGCTCTTACTAATAGTGTTTTATACTATAATGACGACCATTTATGTTGGGAAAACTGTAAGAAAGATGGTAATTACAATTGGTCTACTCTTGGCCAGCAAAGCTCGTGGACACAAGACTTAAGTACTAATCCTATTTTAAACCAAGGAGATGGTTGGCTTTTAAAATTTGAATTAGGTAATAATCCTAGAACAAATAGTTTTGATGTTCCAGATCTTAGTGTTTATGTAACTGGTAGCTCTACAGATTATGGTAATTATGGTGGTGCAACAAATGAGTTTACAGGTATTAGAGCTTATGGTATAAATTCTCCAGGTAAATATGAAATTAAATTTAAACTAGATGGCACTGGTCCTGATGGCGGTGTTGTTAAAGACGGTATTGAAGACACGTCTATAACTGTTCAAGAGTATAGTGCTAGTGGTTATAGTAATACTTATAACGTTGCCGAAAATAAGTTAACGTTTTTTAATCACAATACATCATCACTTCCAATGACTTGTGGTATTAAAAACATATCTTTAACGCAACAAAATACTATTTTTAACGGTGGTCAAGCTGGGTCTTGGGATTTTGACGGTTTTGATTCTACAACAAGTCAATTTATTTCTTGGCAGATATATTGGGATCAAAATTCAGATCCAGATGGCAGATTACAATTTAGAGAAGCGCCAAGTTTTGATTCTAACTTTGGAAATGGTAATGTTATTGTATGTGCTAATCAATTTATTGATAAAAAAATAAATAGATATGAACAATATGAAGTAAGTTTTAATTTTGCAATGCAAGATTTTAATGATATTACTGACACTGTTTCAGATGGACAAGGCGTGTTTCATATGTATTATTTTAATGCTGAGGGTTATGGCTTTAGAATTGATGATATTGGAGATCCAAACTTTACTTCAGCAACATTACACCATAACGACTACACGCCCGAAGCAATTTATGACGCAAATGGTAATTTTTTATGGTGGAAAGTGACTAAAGTTGTTGGTATTGGTGATGGTAGTAGTAACAGAATGGTTTATGACTCAACTCTTGGTTATGATGTAATAGCGCCGGGAACAGAAGATTACGCTAACTCAGAGTATGAAAATGGTTTTGGGGAAGCTTTTAGAAACACTTTAGTTATACGTAAAGATAGTGCTGGAGAATCTACTGTTACGGGTTGGATAGATAATATTTCTATGCGTAGAGTTTACATACCAGGTTTATTACCTGTTGAGGGTAGTAATTACGCTAGTGATAGTTTAGGTGAAAAAACAATAACTTTTAGTGAAGATGTTAATGGTTGGACTAGTTTTAAATCCTTTGTACCAGAAGGTGGTTTAAGTTTATCTAAAAAATATTTTACATTTAAAAATGGTTATTTATATAGGCACTACATGCCAATGAAGTATGATACAGTTAATTTAGAGTGGTCTGATTGCGTAGAAAGTGAAGCTGAAAATTATAATCTTTTTTACAATCATTTAGACGCTAGCGAAATATATAAATCAACTGTAACAGCTTTAATAAACGTAGAGCCAAGTGTTGTTAAAACATTTAACACTATAAATTACGAAGGATCTCAAGCTTTTGTGCTTCAACCAACTGTTAGTGAATCAGTTTATTTTGGGGCTTCTTATAACTCTAATGCTATAAACGGAGATATTGAAGGTTGGAGATGTTTAAATATACACACTGATTTAGACAGCGGTAGTTTAAACAACTTTATTAAAAAAGAAGGAAAATGGTTTGGTTATATAAAAGGAGGTTATTTAACAAATAATTCCACTATAGATACGTCTAAATTTAGTGTTCAAGGTATTGGTTTTCCGCAGTCAGTAACAGAAATAATATAACATGAGTAGAGTAAGTAATTTATCATTAGACACAGCGGTAATGCCTACTGCTGAAACAATAAAAACTATTAGAATTGAAGCTAAATTAGGTGCTAAATTTTTTTTAATAATAACTCAATCAGGAACTATAAATTTTTACGATTGGACAACTGATACTTTTACTAGTGGTCATGCTCCTAAAAACAACTTAGTAGTGCAAATGACGTCTAATTTTTTACAAAGAAGTGTTACTTTTCCTACTGGAGGCGGTACTGGTGGAACATACGTTGTGAAATTAATAACACTAGAAGACACAGTTACTAATAGAGGTTTAAATGTTATATCTAAAAACATAGAAAAAGTATCTTCAGATACAACCATAACACTAGCTCCTCAAGCTAACGATACTTCAAAGTACGCTTCTTTACCGTCTACAACATTAGTTGGTACAGGTGATGATTTTGTTACTAAAAGTTTTTCATTTGAAATAAACACTAACACTACAGATACTGGTAGTTTTGGCTTTAGACTTTTTGGTGGTATTAAACCACTTGACTATCAAGACTACATTAAAGACAACATTATTGCTGGTAATTTAATTTATCATCAAACAACAGAAAATATAGTAAGTAATTTAGAAGGCAGTGGGAATGCTTCAGAGCGAGTAACTGTTGCTGATATAACAGATTTAGCTGTTGGAACACAGTTGTATTATCATAAAACAACAACTGCACCTAGTTCAGATACTTTTATAACAGATATAGATTTTAATAATAATATACTTACTTTTTCTCAATCAGTTGCGTTTGAAGATGGTCAAACTATGACATTTAGATCTTATGGGCAAAGAATTGCAGATGCTACTGGTTTGCATTTTGAATTAACAAATCTGACAGTAACTCCAGATTTTGCCACCAATATTATGGGTATAACTAAAACTGTTAAAGCTGATGGTAGTATTACAGAAGCTACTGATGGTTCTAGCACTAGAATATCTTTAAACAATACTAAAGGTATAACTGGTGGTTCTGTTGTCGGGGTATTTGGTGTTGATGTAGACAATACTCTTGATAACAACGTAGTTTCTGTAACGCCTGATGCAACCGGAGTTGATGGAGATGGCTCTGTAGTAATGCAACAAGCTCAAGAACTTACAGTTGGTACAAAGTTATTTTTTTCAAATACTATTGATAAAATAACTTTTACAGGATTAGCATCTATAACAGAATTTTCTAGCTCTAATAAAGAAGTAAATATAGACTTAGATAAATTATTAATACCTGGTACGGCATCATAAAAAAATAAAACATGGCTTTATACGAATTTAAATTTACAAAACTAAAAAGAAAAAACTCACTTCAAGTAGGTGACTATGTCTATTACGTAGAAGCTCCAGCTAATCTACATGGTGCAATTGCATCGACAGATCCTGTATATTTAGGAAATGTTTTAAGTATAGAGATGCTTAGTGATAGTTTTAAAATACAAGTAGAAGTTGTTATACCAAACTTTATACCAGATATAAGCCATTTTATTATGTTTGCTAAAAATATTCAAGCTAACGAGTCTAGTTTAAAAGGTTATTATGCTGAAGTTACAATGGAAAATACTTCTGGAAAAAGAGCTGAGCTATTTGCTATTAGCTCTGAAGTAATGCCAAGTAGTAAATAAATAGTAAAAAGTGTGATTATAAATACACTCAAATTTAATTAAATGAATGATAATGTAAACTTTAGGTCTTTTAAACAAGGAGACTATGAAATATGTGTGGAGTGGTGGAAATGGTGGTGGACTAAATTTTATGGCACAGAACCTGTAAGAAGAGGTTTTTTACCAGCAGATGAAAGATGTTTTATAATAGAAAAAAACAATATACCAGTTGCAGCTACTTTTTTGTTTTTATCAGAAGTACCGTCTGTAGCTTGGACGACGTATTTAGTTTCAAATCCTAAATACAGAGAAAAAGATAGAAGAAATTTAATATATCAATTAATAGAAGGTGTAGAGTTTGAAGCAGAGAAATACGGTACACTACAACTGTTTACAGTTTGTAATGATAAATTTGTATCAGATATACATAGAAATTTAGGTTGGGAAATGGCACCATCAAGATTTGAAGCTTTTAAATATATAGAAAACAATTTAAGAAAAATAGATAAAAATTATGGGAAGAAGATCTAAAAGAAGACAAGATGCTTTAAGTAGACAAATGTTTGAGGCTTCTCAAGATCAGTTAGCAAGATACAATGACGAGCAAGCTGTTCAACGTGAATTATTAGAAGAGCAAAAAGATAAGTATAGACAGTTTGAGTTTAAAAATCCTTATGCTGACATGAAAAATCAGTTTGAAGGTATGGAAAACTTTTATGAAGACATGGAAGTTGATATGAGGGCTGCTAACTTTCAAACACAGCAAATGCAACAGCAACAAGCTAATATAATGCAAGCACTTAGAGGTTCTGCTGGTGGTAGTGGTGTAGCTGGATTAGCTCAAGCTTTAGCAAATCAAGGAGCTCTTCAATCCCAGCAAATTGCGGCTGGTATATCACAACAAGAAAGAGCTGGTAACTTAATGGCTAGACAAGCTTCAATGCAATTACAAATGTTAGAAAGGCAAGGTGCTGGTCAAGCTGATATGACACAAAGAGGTGGTGCTGCTATGGTACAATCAGCTGAAATGGGTAGACAATCTACTTTGTTAGGAATAGAATATGGTGGTATGGCTGGTGCTAACGCTGGTGTACAAGCCGCTTATGCAAACCAAATGGCAGGATTCGGTCACCAAGCAAGTATGCTTAACTCACAAGTTGGTATGTGGGGTCAAATATACGGTGGTATGGCTCAAGGTTTAACAGGTGGAATTACTGGAAAACTGCTTTAAGTAAAAAAATATAGAATATGGCAAAAAAATCAGGATTTAATTTAAACCCAGGTGCAGATGCAACTTTAGTGGCAGCAGCTACAAGAGCTGCTATGGCGAATGTACCTAAAGATCTTAGTCGTACTTTTGAAGCTATGTCTAAAAGTTACGAAAAAACTATGTATACTATTGGCGCTTCGTTTAAACAAGCCGCTGCTAACATAGGTAAACTAGGTGCAGGTTTAGTTAATGATGCGTTGTATAACCAACAACAAATAAACAAAGGTTTTTCAACAGAGATATTAGTAGAGAAAGAAATAATAGGACCTAAAACAGAAGAGCAAGCTAAAGAAGATGAAGGTCAACCAGGTGGTTTAATAACTACAGATCCTTCTGATGATCCTGTTACTACTGGTGGAATTGGTACTGGTACTCAAAAAACAACTATAGGTGATGAATTAAAAAACATAAGAAAAGAACTTTTTGATTTGTATTTAAAAACAGATCCTGAAAGTAGAAAAAGAAAAGCAGAGCTAAGAAACAAAAGAGATCAGTTTCATAATGACATAAAGTTTTTAGAAAACGCAGATAATTTTAGCGATGAGGTGCTTACTTCTAACAACGCTGATTTAAATGCAACAGGTGAGTTTAATTTATTTATGAAAAAAGCTATGAATGCTTATAAAACTAAAACAGGTAAAATAAACGATCCTAAAAGTGATTATAACGGTTTTGAAGCAGTTTTAACTAGAGATGAAAACGACAAGTTAGCTTTTATGTTTAAAGATGCTCAAGGTAACTTTATAACAGGTAAAGATGATGATTTAAAACCAATAAGTTCACCAGGTGAAAAACCTTTTGTTTTAACAATGGAGAAAACAGCTGGTTTAATAAAAACAAAATTAGATGCTCAAACTGTTAATAGTTTAAATAAAGCGTTTAATGATTTAGAAAAAAGAGGTGCTCAAGCTGGAACACAATACATGGGTGATCAGTTTATAAATAGATTAAGACCTTTGTATGAAAACGAAGAATCGTTACACAAGCTTATTAGAATGCCTTTAGGTAGTAACGCAACTAGTTTAGAACAAGATTTAAACAACGTAAGCTCAGAGTCAGCTGAAATATTTGCTGGTTTAGGTAATGCGAAGTTACAAGAAATAGGTGTTAAAGACGCGGACAATGATGGTGATATAGACAAAGATGATTTTATAGGTAATGATGTTGCTGTTAATAACTATAAAAAAGTAAAAAACGCTATACTAGATGTTGATAATAAATTTTATGATCAACAAACTACTACTGAAGTAGCTTTAAGCCACGCTAGAAGAACTGGTGAAGTTTTTCATAATACTGGTAAAGCAAGGTATAACGCTTCTGTAGCTAATCAAATTAATCAAAACAAAAAGACAACAGTTGATTTACCTTGGGGTAAAGGTATTACTATAAACAACCAAACAGAACAAAACCAATACAACGAGGTAATGTCGCTTACTCGTGATTTAATTGAACAGTCAGAAGGTCAAACATTAAGAGTTAATCAAGATGTTTGGAGAAGAAACAGAGATAACTCTTACACTTTAATAGAAACTTATCAAAGTGGACGTTTAATGCCTGTAGATAAAGACTCTCAAGATACTAAAACACAATCGCAAATGTTCCAACTTTTACCACGTAACAAGTTTTCTCCGACGTCAGACTTTTTAAGACAAATGCAAAAAGCTAATTATCAAGGACCTTTAAAACCAAAATTTTTTAGTGATCAGCTTTTAAATATGTTTCCAAGTTTGAGAAAACTTAGTGAAAAAAATGAGAAAACAGCCGAAGATTATAAAAACATGTTAATAAAAAAATAAGATTAATATGGCGAGTATAGAAGAGGTAATCGATTTAATGGTAGCCAATGGCGAGCCTGAAGAAAAAATAATGGAGGTTGTAAACCATTATAATAGCAACAAAGGTGTTGTTCAACCTATAGAAGACTTTAGTTTTGACTATAAGATTATTGATGACCCTAAAAACGGTGAAGATGTTGTTAGAAGTCTAGCTAGTATAGAAAAATTAACAAATATAAGTGACGATGCTGAGTTAAAGAGCTTTGTGTTAGATAAAGTTTTTAACGAACAAGCTAATGATGTTTTAGGTAATATAGAATATGAAAAAGAAGAAGCTACTATTCAAAACAATATAAAATATGGTGGTTCAGTAATTCCAAGCAAAGTAGATAACTTGTACGTTTACAATGAAGCTATGATAGATGCTCAAAACAAAGAAGCTGAAACAAGAAATAACGAAAACATATTGAATAGTTTTGGTCAAGAAAAATTTGATTTATATCAAGAGTTTAAACAAACTGGTGATTTAGATTTAAGAAAAGTACAAGAGCTAGAAAAAGAGTTTGAAAAGTCAATTGCAGCCACCCGTGATGCGGTACCTGGGGCTGTTAAACCTAATCCATATTCTAATATTTTAGCTAACATACAATATGTAGAAGAACAAAATAAAAAAGACTTTGCTAAACGTAAAAAAGAAGAATATCTTAAAAATAACAAAAAACTTGTTGATGAAGGTTTTTTTAGTGCTATAGAAATAGATAAAGACGTGGAAAAGCTTTATAGTCTTGATTTTATAGAAAAGTACGAAGATATAGAAAAACAAGCGGAACAGTATGCTTTCGATGCAATACCAACAGTTGATGTTGTAG